TCTGGCAGCACTATTACCAACGAGCTATCTTTTATTGTCGGTCCTACACCCGACAGCAACTACCCTGTTGAACTGCACTTTTACTACTACCCCAAATCTATTGTGCAGTCCTCTATTAACGCGCTAGGCGTTATTGTTGGCGGGTCTGGGTATACGAACGGCAAGTATTACGGCGTCCCGCTCACGGGCGGCACTGGCCAGGGTGCTGTGGCCGACATAATTGTGACTGGCGGTGCAGTAGACGAGATATTCATTAAGAACTCCGGTTGCCTGTACACGGTCGCCGACAGCCTATCTGCCGACGCTACTTACCTTGGTGGCACGGCTACGGTTGACTTCAGTGTCCCGATCACCCAGGTAAACAATGCCCAGGGCACCTCTTGGCTTGGCGACAACTTTGACACGGTGTTGCTGTACGGCTGCCTGGTTGAGGCATACACCTTCATGAAGGGTGAGGCTGACATCATTGCCCTGTACGACGGTAAGTACAAGGAAGCTATGGCGATGGCCCAGCGTCTGGGTGACGGTCTGGAGCGTAGCGACGCATACCGCAGTGGCCAGGCGCGTGTTGCGCCGTTGCCGCAGAATAACGGGGTGCGTTGATGGCTTTCACCGGCAACTACACCTGCAACAGCTTCAAGACCGGCTTGATGAACGGCATGTTCGACTTCACGACGGACACGTTCAAGATTGCACTGTATACAAACACAGCTACGCTCAATGCCGACACTACCGCGTACACCACCACGGGGGAAGCCTCTGGTGGAAACTATGCTGCTGGCGGCTTGGCCTTGACCGTGACGCAAGTGCCCACGATTGGTAACCAGACCGGACAGAATGCAGTGGTGTACATCTCGTTTGCCAACGCCTCGTGGACTGGCGCCATCACGGCGCGTGGTGCGTTGATCTACAAAAACGGCGGTGGCAACCCGGCAGTTTGTGTGTTGGACTTTGGCTCAAACAAGACCTCGGCCAACACGTTTGTTGTGCAGTTCCCAACGTCGGGCAGCACGACTTCTATCATCCGTCTTGTGTAAGGAATAACTGTGGCGCTCATTACAACAACCAAGGGTGAAATGGACGATTCGTTGCTGGAGAAGCGCGAGGGTTCCGTTGACAACGATAACGAGCTGACCCGTTGGGTGGAGTATTGGTTGGATGGTGAGCTTGTTCACCGCTCGGTGCATGTGCACCTCAAGAAAAACGTGCTGGCCGACGGAGTGGCCGCAATGATCGGTTGAAAGGACTGAAAAATGGCAAATACCCAGGCAATGTGCACTTCGTTCAAAACGGAGCTGCTGACAGCAACGCATAATTTCGGCACCGCCCCTACGCGCGGAACCGGTACGGCTGACACCTTTTACGGTGCGTTGTACTTGGCTTCCGCTACGTTGAACGCCAGCACCACGGCATACACTGCCACTGGTGAGGTGAGCGGCCCCGGCTATTCAGCTGGCGGTATTGCTGTTACCAACGCTACGCCCCCGACTTCTTCGGGCACCACCGCTTACTGGACCCCGTCCGCAAGTCTGGTGTACACCGGCGTGACTTTGACCACGGCTTTCGACACTGTTCTGATCTACAACCAGACTCAGAGCAACAAGGCAGTGAGTGTTCATACCTTCGGTTCGCAGACGATTACGGCTGGCACGTTTATTTTGACGATGCCTGCCAATACGAATACGACCGCCCTGCTGCGCCTGGCGTAAGCCATCCCCGGTATAGGGGAGGGTCATGCTTGGTATAGCCCCATTTGCAGCAGCGCCGTTTGCATCTCTTGCAGGCGAGACTGTCTCTGTTGCACTCACAGGAGTTACAGCTACTGGGGCTGTAGGTTCTGTTGCGTTCTCGGCTTCTGTTGGGATAACGGGGGTTTCTTCCACCACGGCGGTTGGCACCCCCGTATACACAGTTTCTTGGCCGATTACTGGGGTTCAGGGTGCAGGCGCGGCTGGCGATGTAGTTCCGGCCCGAGAACTTGTAGGTGTGGCGGCCACGGGCAGTGTCGGGACGGTTACGTACATCATCCCTGTCGTTGTTCAGCTAAGTACAGAAGATTGCTTGGGCTGGGGCCTGGGTCCGTGGAGCGGTGACACCTCCAGCGGTGGCTACTACGACGTTGCATGGGGTGGCTGCCAAAACCATAACCCGTCGGTTGCATACGGTGAGGTTGGAACCGTCGTCAAAGCCGTGGCGTCCCAGCTTACCGGGGTTTCTGCTACAGGTTCTGTAGGGGATGTTGCGTCTACCAAGACAAACGAGCTGACTGGCGTTGAGGCTACTGGGCAGCTTGGTACCCTCGCCCCAGTCATCACGGTCCCCATTACTGGCGTGCAGGCCACCGGGGCTGTCGGTACGATGGGTGTTATCCATGCCCACACCTTGACGGGGCTGGAAGCAGTGGGTATAGTGGGTGACGTCTGCCCGCGCAACTGGACAATAATCGACACCGCCCAGAACGCAAGCTGGCAGGTGATACAGGCCGCACAAGCGTCCAGTTGGCAGACTGTCCAAAACAACCAAGACGCCGAGTGGGACCTTGTTGTGACGGAATTGTGTTGAGGATAAACGATGGCTTTAGTTCTAAAAGACCGGGTCCAAGAAACGACCACGACAACGGGTACAAGCGACTTTACCCTTGGCGGAGCTGTATTCTCCTACCAGGCTTTCTCTGCCATTGGCAACACCAACACCACTTACTATACGGCGTTCGACCCCAGTGCTGGAGACTGGGAAGTTGGTATTGGTACGTATTCCTCCACCGGACCTACGCTTACGCGCGACACGATTCTGGCTTCCAGTGCAGGCGGCGCCAAGGTTACGTTTGCCGCTGGTCAAAAAAAACGTGTTTGTTACTTACCCTTCCGAACGGGCGATATACCAAGACGCGGCGGGAGTGTATCAAGTCGATTTGTCAACACAGGCAATCGGCAATTTGCCTGTTGCAAACCTCAACGGCGGTACGAGCGCATCATCTTCTACGTTCTGGCGTGGTGACGGGACGTGGGCCACACCTCCGGGCGGGGGCGGTGGGATTACTGCCGGAAAATCTATTGCGTTTGCAATGATCTTTGGCTATTAAAACGAGACACTCATGGCAAACCCAAATATTGTCAACGTATCGGCCATTTACGGCACAACGACATACTTCACGCCTAGCGGCACAACTGCTGTTGTATTGCTGCCAAACGCCGCGTCTTCAGGCAAGGTATTCAAGATCAACCAGATCGTGGCATCAAACGTTACGGCAGTCGCTTGTAATGCTACGGTATCGTTGTACACCAACGGCGCGGTGGCTCAGGGCTCCGCCCCTACAGGCGGCACGGCGTTTCCGGTTGTGTATCAGGTGTCGGTGCCTGGTAACGCGTCGTTGATCTGCGTGGACAAGTCAACGGCCATTTATTTGCAAGAGGGCACGTCAATCACGGTGACGTCTGCGATTGGTAGCTCGCTCACGTTTAGCATCTCCTACGAGGACATCAGCTAATGACGAACCGCTATACAGGCGGCGTAATCTCCGCCACCGCGCCGACGGTATCGCAGTCAGGCGCTTCCGGTGTGTGGAACCTGGAAGAGGCGCAGTACTATCAAAAGGCGGGCCTGTGGCCTCCGGGATCTGGCGCGGACCCGTACTTTCAAAACACCACGTTGCTCTTGCACGGGGACGGCACCAACGGCGCGCAGAACAACAGCTTCGTAGACAGCAGCGTCAACAACTTCACGATCACCCGTAACGGCAACACGACTCAGGGAGCATTCAACCCGTACGTTGGTCCTGGTAATTGGAGCAATTATTTTGATGGTACGGGGGATTATTTGACTGCACCCGCCAATGCTGCCTATGCGTTTGGAACGGGGGACTTCACAGTAGAAGCGTG